GAAGAGAGGAGAGATGGGGATCACAGCACGTTTAGAATGTCCTTCTAAAGAATGAGCAACGTCATCAAGTATTTGAAGTGCCTGTTTAGCACCATCTACCCCAAAATCAAAGATACTGTCCTCCACGTGATCCAAATGAGTTAGTTTTTCTTCAGTGATGTATGACTTAAATGATTTCATTGTACATACTCCACACTACAATCCCATTTACTAGAATAATGATTATTTCTTTGTGCTAACGACCTTATAGTTGAATATGGTATATTAGACTCATCACTAAATTCTTTTAAGCATTCATATATTCTCTCAACACCTTTCCAAACAACTCTTGCTTGTTTTGCCTTCGGGTTGCCCGAACCAGTTCTAATTTTTGATAATAATTTTCTTGTTTCATCAGTTGTTATTCTTTGAGAACTTTTTAATCCAATTTTCAACTTTGTTTCTTCAGAATGTTTTTTACCATACATTGGATTATTCTTTCCGTGTTTAAGCCGCCTCTTAGCTCCTTCAGATTGTGCTTTGCGAATAAGTTCCTGAGTATCTATCTGACCAGACAACCCTCTCCAAGCAAGTTTGTCTTGCCATCTACCATATTGTTCGAATAATAGACGATGCGCTTCGGCATGTTCTTCAACAGTTAGTTCTATGATATTAGATGGGTCGTCAGTTCCGCCAACGTGCTTGGGAATAATATGATGCTTATGTTTATACGATTTCATACGTATATTTATAATAATTACACCTTGAAGTCCTTGAAGGCGTTCTTTTTCTTAGTACCTTTTGATGACGCGAATACACTTTCGGGTTCGTCTTTAGACGAATCATTACCTAATATATCAGTTTGAGCATCCTGTTCGACATCATACCATTTCATCTTTGCCTTGTTAATACCAATAACAAAACGTTTGTTTATGTTCTCGTCACCATATCTATTCTTTAACTGTTTAACCATTACTTGATTTAATTCTTGTAATTCTTCAGTTTGAATCAATGCAAGGAACAAGTCTGCAGTTGCAGGAAGGCCAAACGACTCTGATGTATCTTCAAGACCCATATCAGATGAAGAGAAACCAGTTCTATTAACCTGTGTAGCAGACCAAATAGGAACGTTATATTCTACGGCAAGACCACGTAACTCTTCTGCAATTGCTTTAACGTAGGTATAACTGTTCACGTTCTGAGCACCACTTAATCGTTGAGAAGCACAAATGTTTAGGTAGTCAATGTAAATGATATCTGGAACAAAGTTCTTCTTCAATGCTAATTCTTTTAATAGATGTCTGAAGTGACCAGCATGAGCAGTTGATGTTGGATATTCCTTAACAATCAATTTACCTTTAGTCTTTGATTGAATCTGTTCAATCTTCTTAGAATAACGTTCGAATGATAAGTCTTTCAAACTATCAACTTCAACGTCCATTAAATTGGCATCAATTCTTTCAGCAATACGTTCCTCTGCCATTTCAGCAGTAATATATAAAACGTTATGACCAGTAGTAAGATTTGCGGCTGCCATATGACACATACCGATTGTTTTACCAACACCCGTTCCTGCCATTAGAATATTCAATGTCTTACGAGGTATTCCGCCTTTAGTAATTTTGTTCAGATATTCAATATCAAAAGGAATACGTTCTTCTTTACGTTGATAAAATTCATAACGCTCTTCGGCATTATCTAAGAAATCGTGTCCAATGTGAGTATCAAAAGAAACTCCTAAAGCATCTGATAACAATTCAGTGATACCACCATTAGACGATTCTGGGTCGTCAATAATACCAATAGAATCCATAATAGCATTATACACTGCTTTGTCTTTACAAAACTTCTCAGTCTCATCTACTAACCACTGTTCATTAGAATCTTCTTTTGCTAATGAATTGACAAGCATAGACGATTCTTCATAGTCCGTAGAACTTAAATCTTCACGTCCGTCAATAGCAAGGTCTAATGCTTCTTTAGTAGGAACATTATTGTATTTTGCGTAGAACTTTTGAATTTCACTAAACACAATTTTATCCGTATTAGACTGAAAATAATCATCCTTTAAGAATACAATTACTCGTCTTGCGTAGTCTTCATTATATATTAGATTCGATAGAATCGTGTTTTCAATACTCAATCATTTCCCCTTTCCATTTCAAGCATGTGTTCTGTAATTAGATTTGCTATTATTTCACGAACCTCCATTTCATAAGGTTCAGAAGCAACGTCCTCTTCTACGGCATTATAACTATAAGATATTTCGTTCCCATTAACTTCTAAATCAAATACAGCAATGTCAACTTTATCAGAAGTCTTTATGTAAAATATATCCTTACTCACTTGTTACCCGTGTGTGCGTGTTCTTTGTCTCCACCAGGATGAGAATGAGTAGTGCCGTCATCGTGAGTATGCTCTACATCGTCTTCACTTTCTAGCAATGAAGTTTGACCGATAGCATATTTGTTTGTAATAAATTTAGCAAACTTATCATCAGCAATTATACTCGACCAGAATTCTCGATTGTGAGTATCTTTCTCACGTACTTTCTTTTCAGATAATTCACCTGTTGATACATCAACTTTTGAGTACCAACCCATTGTAGGTTTAACAACATGACCAGATTCAAGAGCAGTCTCAAGTAGTCCAGAGTATTTCTTAATACCACCTTTCCAAGTTACTGCTATTGGGATTTTAGATTTCTCTTTAACAAACCTAGATTTTTCAACGTTGATGACGAATTCATAACCTTCAATCTCTGTGCCTTTTTTGGTCTGGCGGCGTCCAATGATCCAAACGTTATCAGCACTGTACATGACACCAGTACCACCAGACACCACTTGCTTACTGAACATTTCTTGTGTTTCATATGTATGATTTACTGCGATTAAAGGGACATCCTTTAGGGTTAAATAAGGCGTTACCATTCTAAATAACGATTTTAATTGTTTTGCACGAGTCATATCAGCAACCGACTTACCGTCTTTTGCGTCTTCCATCTCTTTCTTAGATGCTAAGTTTCCGATTGAGTCAATCATAATATAGACGTTATCTTCAACGTGCATATCTTCTAATTGATTTACAATATCAAATTTAAGTTCTTCGATGTTTTTAAGAGGGATATGTAATACTCTATCAGTATCAATACCTAATGAGTCAAAATACGATTGCGGAGTTCCGAACTCAGAGTCGTAAAATAATGCGACTGCTTCTGGGTACTTGTCCATATATGCTTTCATCATCACCAATCCGAATGCTGTTTTGAAATGCTTTGATGGTCCAGCAAGAACCGTTAGTCCAGAAGTAATACCACCATCCATCCTACCAGATAAAGCAACGTTTATCATTGGAACAGAAGTTGGGATAACATCCTTTGCGTTAAATAACGCAGACTTAGAAAGTTGCGTCGATTTGATTGAGCCTGATTTTTTCAGGCGTGCCATTAAGTCACTCATAATATAATTCCTTTTTATTCAATAATATACCTCTATTATACCCTACAAATGGGTAGAAGTAAAGTATTTATCTACGAACAGGATTGTCGCGTAATTCTTGTAGGTTGAATGGTTTTCTCATATTGCCCCAACGTGTGAAATAAATGATTGGGTATTTAGGGAACATCTTCAGAAATTTAGAAGCATCTATCCCCAATTTATTTGCAATTACAGCATAGTTTGTTGATAAAGATGCTTTGGCGAATATTTTTCTTCCTTCTTTTAATGCTTCTAGTCTATCATTGGTTGCAACAAAACCATTTAAGTCCATTATTTCGGAAGCAATAGATTCACTCCAAATGTCACCAATAATATAACCATCTTCGTCCAAAGTGTAATCTTTATCGCCTTTTATATTATCGAAAGTATTTCTAGCACCTAAGTTCTGAATGTTAGTTTGGAAATTTGAAACAAAATCATCAAAGTCTTTACCAGAACTCTCCTTTGCGATATCATTTACGTTAATCTTTGCCATATGTTATCTCTCTAAAAGAATGAATCTAGGGAACTTTTCCTTTCCCATTCCCAACCAATTGGTTGTAAAATACCCTCTAGTGGGTTTAAATAAGTTTTCTGAAACTGTATATCATAATCAATTAAATTACTCATATCAAACTCTTTAGGCAACCCACCAACAAATGATATTACATTTTGATGATATTTATTTGGTAGTTTTAAATACGCAAACTTAACCTTAGTTCCAGCATCAATCTTCTCAATATTTTTCAAACCATGATTATCTAATAACTTATTAAATAATATAGAACCACGTACATGAATAGGGACACTCTTTTCTTGCGTCAAGTATTTCTTATATTCATTAAGTCCTCTAGGGAATGAAATATCCTCAATAGGGAGATTATTAAACTCTTCCCTATATTTAGTTACTAATTGCTGTAATTCTACTTCATTTCCTGTTAGAATGATTTTAACAGATTCTTTAAGTTTATCCCTAACGTTGGCAGGTGTTGACGATTTCACAATCTCCAACCCCATTACTTTCATCTTAGGTTCTGCGTATCTAACACCCTCATTATCATAAACATTCAAAGCATAACGTTTCTTAGCTGTCCATAGTCCAGTATCAGATATTGCTTCACGACCCATTTGCATTTTCTGCTCATAAGCATTAACATATTCAGCAAGTTCTTCATACGACTTATCAATAAAAGGTTCAATTGCCTTTTGACTTATTTTATCCAAGAAATCAACAATCTTTGTTTTAGTTGGGTTCTTACCTTCAAACGAACCTTTAACAATTTTATCTAATCTCAAATAAACAGAGTCAGTATCAATAGCGACAACGTAGTCATAATCATCAGTCTTACAAATATCATTCAAATAAGCATTAAGTTTCTTTTCGATCCACTTAATTGCTAATTGACCACCTGTTGTAATTGCTTCAGCATTACGTAAATCAAAATACCTAAACCACTGATTACCAATTGCACCATATGCTGAGTTTAACTGGATCTTCTTTGCCATTTGAATGTTATTAAATTTAGCAATATCATTCACAGTTCCTATACTAAAATCACCATCCTCTCTACGTTGTTCAGCATCAAGCATCTTACCCTTGAAAATCTTACGTTCATTGTAAATCTTTTCCATCAAGTCAGGCAAGAACCCACGTTTGTTTCTAGTATAAACTGTTCCGTTAGGAGCAACCGTTGTATTATCACGTTTCAATTCACTCAAGTCTACTTCTTTATTTAACAAAGAATCAACATTCACCCCAGACTTAAAACCAACAATAGTCTCAGGACTAATATTATAATTCATAATTAAATGAGGATATAGAGAATTCAAGTCAAACGAAACAATCCACTCATGCTTTCCTAAAATAGGAGTTTTAACATATGCACCGATATATTTCTCATCTTTATGAGAATGAGTTTTAGGTGGTGGCACAATATTCTGTTGCTTTAGATAATCATAGATAATAGCATCCCACTGCTTAACCGTACCAAATACGTCTTGGTAGTTAATCTTTGCGTCATATGCCATAGTCAAAGTCAAATCAATAAGTTTCATCTTATCGTCTAAACGTTTAACAAGTTCTACGTCTTTGATATTGTAGTCAATAAACTTTTGATAATTCACCCTAGATAAAGTAAACAATGAACCCTCTTCTTCATAAGAAAGTTTATTCTCACCTAATTCAACGTGGGCAATCCAATCAAGTTTATAACTCTCTTGTAATTTGTATGTGAATTTACGATATAGTTGAATGTAGTCTAAACATTGGATTCCGTACATATCATAAACGACCTGCTCTTTACCAAATTTAGTTTTTACTTTACGTTCTCTAATCCAACCAAAAGGGGAGAACTTTTTTGTTTCATCCGCACCAAATATCTTGGCATAACGATTCATAATGTAAGGTATATCAAACCCTTCAATGTTCCAACCAGTTACAATATGCGGTGGAGTCTTTTGCCAGAAGGCAAGGAAACTTCTTAAAAGTTCAACTTCATCTTCGCATTCTTCATAGACAATTTTAATATCAGTATTAGCATATTCACCGTCTTCTTGACACCAAGGTTCTAGTCCCCATGTAAAGTAAGTATCTAGAATATTATCATAGATTGTGATTGCGTTAATTACTGAAGCTGCTTGTTCGGGGTGCGGGAATCCGTCACCAGACTCAACCTCAATATCAATATTATATGTTCTGATTTGAGTTGGGTCAAAGTCAATAGAACCGTTCCATTGGTCGCATATATATTGAACATCAAATTGATCAATGCCATATACTTTAAAACCAGCAACGTTACTATAATCCTTAATGAAATCCCTAGTTTCTTTCATAGAACCAGGCTGAATAGGATATACCTTTTCACCCTCTAGGGTTTTATATGGTGTGTCACCAGATTTACCTGGAACGAACATAGTTGGTTTAAATGTTTCTCTACGAACAAAATCTTTACCTAAGTCATCAATCCCTCTAGATAAAATCTTATTCCCTAATGTGTGTACTGACGTATAATAATTCATACTTCTATTATACTATAAATTGAAGTGAATGTCAAGTATTTCTAGGAATAAATCCCTTGCCTTCACCCATGCATTCTTTTGTTATTGGGTTCCACCAACCACCTTCGGTGCACCGTTGTTCTGTAATCCTATCTTCAGCCAAAGTAACACTTTCTTTCTTAACCAATAGTTCAGTAGTTTTTTCATCAAGATCTTCTTGTGAACCTTCTGTGGGGTGGATAGAAGAATTAAACCCACAAAAAGGACAATATGGTTCTGATATTGGTTCTCCATACATTGTCCACATATCATCGCATTCTGAACATTTATATGTTACTGTATTAACTCTATTCAATTTCTAGTTCTCCAGGATAATGAATATAAGTTTTAATCATATATTTCGTACCTTTAATAACTTCTTTTGCTTCATGCGGGAATCCCATCCATGTAGGAACTACTAATAGTCTTCCTCTTACAGGAATGACATCATTGCCTTTTAAATGGTCGGTGAAAGAAGTTTCACCACCCTCTTCGACATCATTAAGGTAGAATAAGAATGCCAGCATCCTATTTGAAGAGTTCAAATCGCAAGAATCAACGT